ACCAGCAGATAAACTAATCACCAATGAATTTGCCTTTAAAAATTATAAAGCTAAGAAATTTATTGATAACAGAATTGTTAAAAACGGTAACAAAGCATTATTCTTTGAACCAATCGAAGCGTTAGCCGGCTGGTTTTATGATCAGATATTAAGAACATGGTTTGATTATGCTGTAATTAATAAGTTTACAGAAGAGCAAGCTAATGCCAACTTACACGATTTTGCGGTAGATCATGAACTAGCAATATGCTACATTTATCACGGAGGTTCTACATTTGATTCTGAATTTTGGAAAACCACTGTAGAAAAATGTAGTAAAAAACTAGCAACTAGCGATAAGTGGAAATTTAATTTAGAAGTATTAAAAAAAGTTAAGCCTGAATTGTACGCAAGTGCGCCGGCAATATACCCGTTTCCATATGCAGTTTGGAACCACTTTGACGAAGGGTTAGGTTACAATTATTTTTCGACCAAGTGAAAAATTGAATAAGTATAGTTATATTTTTAGGAGTGCCCAATGGCTAACAATGACGGATTAACATTAGATTCTAGCGATAATTTTACTGAATCTACAGATTTATCAAATACTAAACTAGCAACTTTAGATATTTTATCAATAAACAAAGCAGATATATTTACAGCAGACGATTGCGATAAAATTATAAAAAGCTGTATAGAAGAACTATGGTTGTCTTCTAAAGTGATTGGAGATAAAAAATTACACGCATCTAAACGTCAAAAATTGCGCGGAGAAGTCGAAGGATTTCCATTCGAACCAATTAGATCAATTACTAAATCAGCAAATGACCAAATTTATGATTTTAAATTGCTAGGAATTATTGATCAAGATTTTCCACAAGTGTTTAAGTATGAGGGAAAAGATCATTATGATTGGCATATTGAGCTAACTCCTGTAGCTCCTTCGAGAAAACTTACATTTATTGTAAATTTGTCAGATCCTTCGACGTATGAAGGCGGGCAACTTGAATTTTTAAATACAGAAACAGATCCCGTATTGATGAATTCACAAGGAGGATGTGTTGTATTTCCTTCGTTCTTATCTTATAGAATTAAACCAGTTACAAAAGGTACAAAGTATATCATTATTGGAAATGTACACGGAGCATTATTTAGATGATATTGCCGTATAATTATTGGTATTTTATCTCAGCTATTCCGCCACAAGTTTGTGATCAGATAGTTGAGTATGGCCTATCAATGATGTATGATCTTGAAAATCAATTTGGATCACAAGTCACTGACGCTACTACAGGTGATATGAAACAAAAAGGTGGTGAAATTTATACAGGTGGTACTGCTTCTACAGTATCAACATCTAAATTTACAATCGACGGATTAAAGAAAAAAGGAATTAAACCAGAAGAATTGTATATTAGAGATTCTAAGGTTGTATTCTTAGATAATAAATGGTTATATGAATTAATGTGGCCGTTTATTAAACAAGCAAATAAAGATGCCGGATGGAATTTCCAATGGGATTTTACTGAAAGATTTCAATTCACCAAGTACGGACCTGATCAGTTTTACGGTTGGCACGCCGATGCCGGTATGTATCCGTATTCTATGATCGATGATAAAACAGAATATCGTAAAAATCCAGACGGTTCGGACATGACAGACCCTATGGGTAATAAAATTCCGGTAAGGATGGATATTGTTGATAACCTTGACATGGTAGGCAAGATAAGAAAAATAAGTACAACATTAAGTTTAAATGATCCGGCTGAGTATAAAGGCGGTAATCTTCGCTTTGACTTGGGTCCTCACCGCGGTGAACGTTATCATACTTGTACTGAAATTCGTCCTCAAGGCTCGGTAATCGTATTTCCATCGCACGTTTACCATCAAGTGACACCGGTAACAAAAGGTATAAGATACAGTTTAGTATCTTGGAGTTTAGGAAAACCATGGCAATAATATTACCAGAACAATTTAAAGAAAACAAGTACTTAGATCTTAAAAGTGTTATAACCAAAGATATTTGTAAAATTGTGACCAAATATGCGTTGCTACAAGAAGTAACTGAATTTGATCCCGAGTTAGGCGAAACTGCTCAAGTAGCAAACGCACATTCTAAGTACGCCGATACTTTAATGGAAACGTTGCTTCATTTTTTACAACCTATAATGGAAAAAAATACAGGCTTAGAATTGTGCCCTACATATAGTTATTATCGTGTATATCACCCAGGGATGACCTTAGCTCACCATGTAGACCGTCCTAGTTGTGAGATAAGTACTACTGTATGTTTTGGTATAAACTATACAGATACTGACCCAGATTATAGATGGGGAATGTACGTAGATTCTGGTATTTTATGTAAACAAGATCCGGGCGATATTATTGTTTATAGAGGCTGTGACGTAGATCACTGGCGTGACGAGTTCAAAGCCGGCCCAGGAAGCTATCAAGTACAAGGTTTTTTCCATTATATAAATAAAGACGGTCCGTACTATCCAACGTATGCCTATGATAAACGCCCCGGTTTAGGATATAAAGATTCAAACAGGCTAAATAACTAATAATGGATTTGGAGAAAAACAATGGCGACACCCGCAATTAAAGTGTTTACAGTAGATGATGTAGTATCAGTTGATACTATTCAGCGTGGTACTGGACAAGAAACAGAAATCATGTGTAAAATTTTGTTCAAAGGCTGTACTAACAAAGTTGATTTTTACGCTAATTTGAACGGTCGTAATCCTTTCACAATAGATATGTGGAATAGATTACATGCCGAGCAGTGGGGCGAGGTAGTGTTTCCACCGAGTGACTACAGAACATTGCCTACCGAGCAAGAAGAACTAGAAGTAGAAGTTCGTGCTAAACGTGATGCTTTATTACAAGCTAGCGATTGGACCGATACAACTGCTGGTCAAAGCAGATTAACAGCAGATCAAATAACTGCTTACGCTACTTATAGACAATCATTGCGCGATCTTACAGCTCAACAGGAATTTCCTTGGGACCCTACTTGGCCTACAGCACCGCAATAAATTAAAGAGATCAATAAAAAGGCAGATTTAATCTGCCTTTTTTAACGAGTATAATTAATTAAACATTATACTTTTCTGGTAATGGATGTCCTGCTGGAGGACTTGGATCCGGAGCTCCGCCAGCTTTTCTTTCAAGCGGTACTTCGTAAATCGCACAGTCCGTTGTCAATAGCAGTCCTGCTACACTAGCGGCATTAATCAATGCAGCTTTTACAACTTTAGTAGGATCTATAATTCCAGTTTCAAACATATTGCCAAAAGTACTGTCACTTGCGTCATAACCAACTTCTGTGTCTGATTCTTTTACTTTATTAACAATAACATCTGGACTGTCACCTGCATTTTCAGCAATTTGACGTAAAGGTTCTTCTAAAGCACGTAGTACAATTTGGATACCTGCGTTTTGCTCGTCATTATTGCCTTTAAGATCTTTTAATTTTTCTTTAATTCTAATATACGCTACGCCGCCACCAGGAACAATACCTTCTTCCATAGCTGCACGTGTTGCGTGTAATGAGTCATCGATACGATCTTTCTTTTCCATCATTTCGGTGTTAGTAGCGGCACCAACACGAATTACGCTAATTCCGCCCGATAGCTTGCTAATACGCTCAAGCTGTCCTTCGCGATTAAAGTTACTATCACCGTGAGGTTCTTCTTCTAGCTCTTGTTTAATACTAGCAACACGAGCATCGACATCGTCTTTACTACCATGACCACCAATAATAAGTGTGCTTGTACGTGTGATTTCAACTCTATTACATTGACCTAAGTCTGACAATTCAAGATTTTTAACTTGTTTGCCTGTAACTTCGCTAAGAACCTTTCCGCCGGTTAGAATAGCAATATCTTCCATTAGTATTGTTCTACGTGGACCTTTCCAATCTGGACCGCGAACGGCACACGTCTTAATATTTCCACGATGTGTGTTAACTACTAGTGTAGCTAACGCATCGTTTTCAACTTGTTCAGCCATAATTAAAAATGGACGTCCAGTAGCCGCTAATTTTTCTAAAGCAGGAACTAAATCATTAACATTTAAAATTGGTCTATCAGCTAGTACAATATATGGATTTTCTAAAATACAACGTCCTTTATCTGCGTTAACAAAATATGGACTCAACATACCTTGTTCATAAGATAAACCACTAACAGAATCTAATTCGTCTTTTAATCCGTTGCCGCTTTCAACTGTAACAGTACCCATTTTACCTACTTTAGTAAGTGCGTCGGCAATTAACTGTCCCATTTCTTCGTCATTATTAGCAGAAATTGTTGCTACTTGAGCGATAGTTGTTGGATCTTCACATTCCTTACTCATAGTAGCTAGTTCATCTACTACTGTTTGGACAGCTAAATCTATACCTCTTTTAAGATTAATAGGGCTCATGCCAGCTGTAACATATTTCATGCCTTCGCGGACCATAGCTTGTGTTAATACTGTAGCAGTAGTAGTACCGTCGCCGATATCATCTGCTGTCTGGTTAGCTACTTGCTTGATTAGTCGAACACCGCTATCTGCTAGTTTATCTTCTAACACAATTTCACGTGCTACTGTAACACCGTCTTTAGTAATATGTGGAGCACCGTGTTCTCTTTGAATAACAACGTTACGACCTTTAGGGCCTAGTGTAACTCTAACAGCATCTGCTAAAATATTAACACCGGCTACAATTCTATCTCTACTTTCTTGGCCTAGAATTACAACTCTTGGATTTAATGCCATATATTACTCCTGTTTTAAAATAGCTAAAACTTCTTTTTCTTCTAGAATTAGAAATTCTTCTGAATCAATTTTTGCTGGATGACCTGCGTATTTTGGAAATAAAATAACATCACCTTCTTTGACGGGCATAGGTAATAAAACGCCATCGTCATTTAATTTTCCCGGTCCAACTGAAATTACTGTACCGGTTGTTGGTCGTTCTTTTGCGTCGTCTGGAAGCACTAAACCAGATTTGGTTTTGGCTTCGTCTTCGATTTTTTGAACAACTATATTGTCTCTGATAGGAACAATTTGTGTCATACTTCTCTCCTAAATTATTGTACTCTTTAATTTATCATATATCCTATGGATATAGAATTAAATTTGGCTTAGATTAAATCTACTAAATCAAATACTGTTTGTAGTTTTGTTCGAATAGTTTTTGAACTAAAACTATTTCGTAGCCCTTGATGCAAAGGCTTGGGAGCTCGATCAATCGTGGCCCACGACCAGCCTTGATGTTCATCGCTGAGTTCGGGTACAAATTCCTTGTCTATTACACACATGTAGGTGTGAAAATTAAACACACGATCGTTTGATACAAATGTTTCTAAAGGAATTGTTTTTAAAATTTTAGGTGTTGCGCCAATCTCTTCAACAATTTCTCTTTGAAGACCTTGCCATGGAGTTTCGCCAGTAATATTAGTACCACCCACAAGGCCCCATGTGCCTTCGTGTTTGCCATGTGCTTTTTGTAATAGTAAAAACCGTCGTGTGGATTTGGCGTAGAATAATGCTCCGCTACAAACTATCTGATCTTTTACAATACTATTTTCCATTGGGACGACGCATATTCACCTTCAAAGCTCTTGACCCATGAAACACCGTTCCACAAGTACTGAACTCCTGTATATATATTCGTCATCCACACTAAGGTGTCTGAGATCTGAGCGGAATCAAATACTATTTGCCACTCTGAGCCAGTCCATTCTATAATGTCGTTGGCCTTGGCCACTAGTGCGCCCCACTCGCTGGCAGGCTGTTCGTTGATTGCAGCTCCTATATCTTCTACTAACAAATAGCGTGTACCTGGAGCAACAGCCACATTGGGAGGATTAACTTCGTTGTGCGGACGATGCGGATTAAATGTCTGCGGATTAATAATAGCATCAAATGTTCCAGGACTATTGGGTCGATATTGTGTAGCGCCAGGACTGTTTATGGCACTATTGGTAGTTAATGTATCTGGATTCCAGTTCACAGTAAGCACAGTGTAATCTAATGGGTTAAGAGCAATGGTTCCCACAATATAAGTTTGATTGGGTTGTAGTAAAAACAGTTGGCTTGAGCCTGCTACATATTTTCCAGGGTATTGACTGAAGACTTCTAACCAGTTGATGCCAGGACCCTGTCTAACACCAGGTTCTAAGCTAGGTTCGGGAGGAACAACACTTTCGTGTGGTCCTAACAACAATGCTTGACCAATACCTTGTTGATTATTGTAAACTTGTATTTTATAACCACTAACTGTGGCAGTAACTCCGCCTAGTGATTCTTGTAGTGTAGTAGTTGCCGCTACAGGATCTTGGCCAAGTCCAGCAATATATGTGCCACTGGTAATACTACTGTTGTGCATGCTGGCAACAATTTTGGTAACAACGCCAAGATGTTTGACCTTAACAGGCGGACTAATCCAAGCAGGGGTACTCACAGTCAATGTGGCAATATCTATAGGAGTATCATTGCCCACTGGCACTGTACGACTATCCCAATTGATATCTTCTAAATTCAATACACTTAAACTGGTCCAATCTATGTAGTTGTCAGTTGTTTGTAGTTCCAAACTGGGGTTGAATAGCACTAGTATCTGTTCAAGAATTTGTAATTTTTGATCTGTACTGCTGGACCAAATATCCACTTTCATTTTTAATTGAAATGGAGTGGGCATCAAACGTTCAACAGTATAATTTTTACCCTGTGTGTTAAGATATTGTGTGCCGTCCACGTTGATGTCTCGTTCGCGAATGTTAACTTTGCCCACAAAGGTTTGATCAGCTAGTCTATCGCGATCTAATTTTAATTCAGTTACATACACACTTATACGTGGAATGCTATTAACAGCGTTTTCGCTGTTTTGTCTTATGATGCTGGCCGCTTGTCTGTCCGCGTCTCCGTAAACAACTGGTATTCTGTGTAGTGTTCCGTCGCCATATTTGACCACAAAGTTACTGAACACACGAATTGTTTGTGTGATATATCTTCTTATCTGTCCGTCATAAAACCATTGCATTATAAGTCTGCCTCTAAAGATGATTGGCTTGGCCTGCCGTTAGTGCCTGGCCTTAATACTTTGCTTAAACTTTGTTTTTGTTCTTCTCTTGTGTTATAGAATTTGATAGTCCACTGCCCAGCATATGGTATGGTCTGCTGTTGAAGTGTACCATTAGCGTCTGGAACCATTGGTAATTGTATTCTAATTTTATTACTTCGTACACCTGTTGGGCTAGTGTAACTATAACTGATAAACAAGTTTGGATAATCCGACACGGCATATTCTAATTGTGTAGTTTCCAACTTGATCACAACATAAGGTGACAAGTGGAACTGAGCATAATCAATTATGGTGTTAACAACTGATGCGCCTTTTGACAAATTAACAAAATCACTGGCCAATTCGTTATTGTATGTGTAAGCGTTGTTGTTAATAAATCCAGTT